TGGAAAGGACTAAAATAAAAACGCGTATATTTATATATAAAGTAAAGGAGTGTACAAAATGACAAAAAAAGAACTAGTAAGAATTATTAGAGAGGTTGTAAAGCGTGAGCTAAAAAATGTTTTGACGGAAAATAAAATTCCAGTGCAACCCAAAAAGAAAAAGCAGTTTACAAGTAATACCATGCTAAATGAGGTATTAAATAGTACTGAACAAAATTATAATGACGAATCAGAATGGCCAGAAGTAAATGCAAACTCATTAAGAGCGCAATTTATGGGTATGCAAGACAATGCTATTCCAGTACAAACTGATTTGAACAATAGACCAGTTGATGTTGCAAAATTAGACCCATCAGTAGGAAAGGCATTAACTAGAGATTATTCAGAGTTAGTAAAGAAGTTTAAGTAATGGCAAGAAAAATTTTCAAAATAGACCCGTTAGATTTGAACAAAGATGTAGGTATCGGAGTTGGATTACCTATGGGTGGAGATAAGTTTGGAAAATTCAACCTATTATATAATACTAAAGACCAAATTTTAGCTAGTCTAAAGAATTTGATTTTAACAATGAAAGGTGAAAGAATAATGGAGCCTGAGTTTGGAACAAATATATATAGACTATTATTTGAAAATATACGAGAAGATATAATTGAAAAACGAGTACGACAAGATATAATTTCTAGTTGCAAAAGATGGCTTCCAGTTCTAACTATTGATTATGTAGGCGCAAAAGTACAAGAACATACACTGTCAATAACAGTTGCGTTCAAGGTGCCAGACTTTAATATAGAAGATGAACTAAAATTAGAAGTAAATAGATAGGAAAAAACTATGGCAAAAGAAGTTAAATATATAAATAAGCAATTTGATGGGTTAAAAACTGACCTTATAGAATATGCTAAAAATTATTTCCCAAACACGTACAATGATTTTAATTCAGCGTCTCCAGGACAAATGTTTATTGAAATGGCAGCTTACGTTGGAGATGTATTATCATATTATACTGACTATGCATTGAAGGAAAACTTAATAAATTACGCAACTGAGAAAAAGAATTTATATAATATAGCTCAATCTTTTGGATACAAACCAAATATAAGTGTAGCTTCAACTGCAACCATAGATTTATTTTTAACTGTGCCAGCAATGGGAACAGGAAATACATCAAAACCAGATTATAATTATGCACCAGTTTTGGAGGCTGGAATGGTAATTTCTGCAACTAGAGGTTTTCAATTTAAGACTATAGAGCCTGTAGACTTTGCGCAAAATACAGCCGAAAACCCTACTATAATAACAATTGCACAGCTTGATGGAACTGGTCAACCAACATATTATTTATTGAAAAAAACTGTAAGAGGCCAGAGTGGAGAACAAAAGTCTACATCAGTAGTATTAGGAGCAGCCGAAAAATATAAGAAAATAAAAATATCAGATACAAATATAATTGGTATAGATAAAGTTACGGACTCTGATGGAAATACTTGGTATGAAACACCGTATTTGGCTCAAGACACAATGTTCCAAGAAAACTTAAACACGAATGAATTTGACCCAACTACCTTTGGAGATGCAGCTTCAACTCCATATATCTTAAGTCTGCGAAAAACTTCTAGAAGATTTATAACTAGAGTGACAGCCGATGATATGATTGAAATGCAATTTGGAGCAGGAATATCAGACGATCCGGATGTTGAAATAATTCCAAGTCCAACTAATGTGGGTACAAATTTACCTGGCTCCGTTAACAAGTTGGATACAGCATTTGACCCATCAAACTTCTTAAATACAAACGCATATGGTCAAGCACCATCAAACACTACACTAACGGTTAACTATAGTGTAGGATATGGAATAGAGGGAAATGTAGATGCAGACGCTATAACTAAAATAGATTCTGGAAAAGTTTTCTCCTTCAATGAAAATGCAACCAATGGAGGAACCAAAACGGCCGTTGAAAACTCTTTAGTACTAACAAACCCAGAACCTGCTACTGGTGGAAAATCAATGGAAACTGTAGAAGAAATTAGACTAAATGCATTGGCTCATTTTGGAACTCAACAGCGAGCTGTGACAAGAGAAGATTATATTGTAAAAGCATATTCAATGCCAGCTAGATACGGTTCAGTTGCAAAAATTTGCATAGACAAAGATACTGTTTTAGAAAAATCAACTAGTGCTGTTAAACAAAATCCATTGGCACTTAATATGTATGCATTAGGATATGATAGAACACAAAGATTAGTTAATCTTAATTCTACTACACGAAAAAATTTGAAAAATTATTTATCACAATATAGGATATTAACAGACGCTGTTAATGTAAAACATGGATACATCATTAATATAGGAATAGATTTTGGTGTAGTTGTTTTACCTGGAAGAAATTCAAAAGAAACTATATTAAAATGTATATCTGCTCTTAAGGAAATGTTCCATATAGAAAAAATGCAATTTAAGCAACCAATAATCGTTAAAGATGTAATACTTAAGTTAGCAGACGTAGATGGAGTACAATCTGTTATGAATGTAGATTTTAAGTGCTTATACAAATCATCAGATGGATATTCTGGAAATAAATATGATTTAGAAGCAGCTAATAAAAATGGAGTAATATATCCATCTATGGACCCAGCTGTATTTGAAATTCGCTTTCCAGACCAAGATATTAAAGGAAAGGCAGAAACATATTAGGAATTAAATTATGATATATACAATATACCCCGTAAAAGACACAACCATTTATGAAGATGATGCTAGAAAACAAGAGAATTTCGGCCTAGATGAAATTATTGAAATCTCAAAATTTGTTTCTCATTCTCAAGTAAATGGTGAAAAAAATAGTAGAATTATATTAAATTTTAATTCGTCTAGCCTAGATAGTGTATATAAGAACCACTCAACAGATGTATCTGCATCATATTTACAACTATATTGCGCCAAAGAAGAAGAAATATCGAGAGATTATAATCTTATAATCGGAAGAGGTGAAGATTTTACAAATGGTACTGGAAAAATGTTAAGAAACCCAGCAGCAAATGATGGAGCAAATTGGCTATATAAAGACGCTACAACCACAACTGCTTGGAGAACAGGCTGGCCACTACCCTCATCGTCAGAAGCCGGAACTACGATAACAGAACAATATACGACAATGAGTAAAAGTCCGTTTGATGTAAACAATTATACGCCAGATATTTATGAACAAACTGGAATAGTAAAACATGGTAATGCTAGTCATAGTGGAGTATACTCGTTTGTAATTCATAGGGGTCCACAAGAAACAGATGGAAAACACTATGGTACACTAAGATATTTTGGAAACGAGTCTAAAACTATATTTAGACCTAGGCTACATGTATATACCAATGAATATACTTCTTCTGCAACAATAACAAACCATATATCTGCATCCCACATGAAAATAACATCAGAGGGACCATATGTATTTGAAAAAGACGAAAAGAAAAGAATATATTTTAATGGCCACAACACAATAAAAGATACAAAGTCATATTATACAACTAGCAAAGTTTCTACAAGAAGTTATATCGCTCCAGCTGGAACCGTTGCATATCAAATAGTTGATGCAGTTTCTGAAACAGTGTATCATAGATACGATAAAACTTATACAAAAGTATCAAATGATGCAACAGGCCATTACATAGATATTACTGCTAATAGTTTTATACCTGGAAGAGAATACTATATAGACTTAAAAATTATTAATAGACAATCTGTTGGAAGCCTTGAAAAATACAAAGATGTACATAGATTTATGTTGAATAGCAGGGAAATAATATAACATGGGAAAATATACTAACGCAAAAAAACCATCACACAATAATTATACACAGCAAATGGCTGTTCCTGATTATGATGTGCAAAGTTCTTTCACACAAACAGAACCTATTATTGTTGATAATGATGCGTTAGAGGTTATTAATGAAAGTATAATTGTTTTAAGCGATGCTGAAGACCATAAAAACACTATTGTTTTACCTGCTCTAAAATCATATTTTACAGAAAAAACTATAGAAAAAGAATTTGATACAAAAATTTGGCAAATGTTAACGCCAGAAAACCCTCCACCTGGATTCGAAGAAAATGCCGACGGTTCATTTGAAGAACCACCATCTCCTCCATTTGAAAAACCAATGAAACTATTTATCAGAGGACGTAATTATAGATGGATAGTAGCAGATGGCGTTGCAACTCCAGATAGATGGGATGGCCACGAACCATGGGTACCTGCAGGTCAAGATTCAAAAGGTCATTCTGCAAATCCTCTTAACCCAACATTATTATTTGCTCCAGATGACCATGCACTTTTTTACCCTAGAGAAGTTGTTAACTATGTCAATGATGAAGGCAATCCATCTAGGTCAGGATTAACATGGGAATGGAAACTAGATGGAAAAGTTGTTTCAACCGCTCCATTTGCCAGTATAAATAACCTTAGAACACAAGGAGAAAAATGGAAAGAAGTTTCAACTCCACATGTAATCACATGTAAAGTTTCTAATGAACACGGCTTCAAACAGGTAGACATGCAATTTATAGTTGCAGACGATATATTGAATAGTAATGGAGAAAATCAAAAACAAATAAATAGTGGATGGTATGAATTTAATGAAGACCAATATTGGAACCACGGAACAAACCCAGCTACTTTCGTTAGCGATCCAAGGTTTGCTCCAAGAACATTGACAATTAAGAAAATAAATTTCTCTGGTTATGGCAACGGCCATTCTGGAGAAACAAACTTTAGGAAAGACCCAAATGACGGTGACTTCAAAAAAGAAGCGCAATTTAGAATTAATGGTGGACCATGGCAATTAGCTCGTGACGTATTTGCAGGTAAAAATAATCCGTGGAGAGCATATAGGTTCCAAACTAACACTTCTCGAGACAAAATAGTCACAACTCAACCGGGAGGAAGTGAAGCTTTCATAGAATTTAGATATACATTTAGATACTACACTGGAGGGTTCTTGGGAATAGGTAGAAGAAAATGGCACAGAAAATACGCAGGTTCATACACATGGGCAGCTCCAACGGACAATGAAACGTTTAATGTTGATTTAGATAGTTGGACTATAAATTACACGAATGAATTTAAGGGCTAACAATGGCAGATTTAATTAGAGATATAGATTATTTTCCAGCAGAACAAGAAATAAACCTTGATTCAGAGTTAAAAGCGGCTGCTTTATCTCTAAATGAAAATGATATTATTAGGTTAGACCTATACGCAGATGGAAACCTAGCTGAAACATATGATATTCCCGCAATGGGAAATTGTACTGTACAAGACAATAGCGTTAATATAGATTATTTTAAGATATTAAATGAAGACTTAGGATATACAAGTGGAATGTTTGATATTCGAACAAGATTATTGAGAAATCCTGTTTGGCCAAACGAAGAACTTAGAGTAGACCAAATATCTAGAAATAAAACTGAAATGCGTTTAGATGGGTGGGTATCTGATGAGGCATTAATTGGAATTAGAAAACCAGATCCTCATCAAACTCCTATGGACATGAAAAAATATGCCATGGAGACGTGGGACCTTGAAGATTTTCAAGCTGATGAATGTTGGGAATTTGCTTGGTCAAAGATATTGTCTAAACCAAAAAGTGCTTGGTATGGAGACACATTAACAAAGGCAAATGAAAAGGGAAGAACAGTTAGAATTCAAGCCCTACATGAGGCAAATTGGCAAAAAAGTGGAACTAGAGGTTCTTACGCTACCGTTGAAGTAGAAAAAGGATATAGAACAATACAGCTTCAGCATGAAAAAGCCGAAATAAGATTATTAAATTGGATTCACGATAAATACTATAAAGAACCATCCTTACTTGTAAAAGCAGCTGGAAAATTCCCTAGAGAAATTAAGCCTGGAGATACTATTGAACTTTGGGAAGACTTAATCGATCCTGTTGAAATAACTATTAATATAGATTTAATAGACACTTATTATCCAGAAGATGCATACGAATTAAAAGGTCCAGACTGGACAATAAACATAAATAGACAAGTTGGAAAATCGACAGAATTAAATTCTTGGAGCGATATATTATCAAGTGACCAAAAAACAAATTCTGAAATCATAGATTCTGTGTTTAGTGGGAGCACAACAGCAGAGTTAAATATAGATTATGAAGAGTTTTCTAACTTCGTACACTTTAGTTCAGCTGAAGAAAGACTTAGAAATTTTAAGTATAAACTAGAATTATTAGAATCATATGAAAAATCAAAAGCGTCCGTAACATCGTCTGCTACAGGTTCAACTTTCTTTGTGACCGAATCAGCAGCATTAGATTCAAAAATAAATAAACTTATTGGAACATTTGATGGATATGAAAAAAAGATTTATTATTCATCAGCCAGTACAGCGTATACTGACACATATGGAGAACATTGGAATTATACATGGCCAAAAACAAATTCCACAAAACCCTATACTCAAGCAAACACAACCTCATCAGAAGCCGCAACGTGGTTTACAGATGCAATAACAAGGGCACAGGATTACGATAATATAAATGCAAACGCATTAAGAAATTTAATACCATTGCATGTTAAATTGGATAATCAAAACAATGGATTTGTACTATTTGTCGACATGATTGCTCAGCATTTTGATAGTATATACAATTATATAGACCATATACCAATGGTTCACGACAAAAATGAAAATTCAAGGGTTGGATTATCTAAAGACCTTTTATACGACGTTTTATCGTCTTTTGGATGGACACCAGAGTCTGGTTTAGATTTAGCTGATTTATGGTCATATCATCTTGGTATGAACAAAGATAGAACAACAACATTTAATACTTCTTCTGGAGAAGCTTATGGTGGAACGACTATGGTGACCTCTTCTACTGGAGCAATGATATCTCAAAAAGATTTGGAAACGGAGCCATGGTCTAGGATATTAAATAATCTACCGTTTCTATTAAAAACAAAGGGTTCTAAAAGAGGAGTACAAGCGTTAATATCTTGTTATGGAATTCCACAAAGCATCTTAAAGGTGCAAGAATATGGAGGACCAGATCCGAGTAATCCTGTTAGTGGATCCAATCTAAAAGAAATAACTCAACCTTCTTACGCCACAAAATTTGTTGCAGGAGGTGACTGCCATATAACTTCTAGTTATTGGTCTTCAAATATAAAGACAGCTGAAGTTAGATTTAGAACAACTGAAAGTGCATCAAGAATGTCTCTTATGGGAGGAGAAGCTGCTGGTGGCGGTCCACAATGGTCTGTATATATAGAGCCAGACACTGGAAAAAAAGGAAAGGTTTTTTTCGTTGCTGTTGATGCTCCTGGAATCAAGCAAATCACACTTGGTACTTTGCCAATTTATGATGATGACTGGTGGTCTGTATTTTTAACTCTTGACACTGCTGCAAAAACATATAAATTAAAATGCCAAAAGGTTCCAGACCATTCAACGGGAGTAATAACACATACAAGCGAATCTTCAGTTTCTTTTTCAAATTCTCATCCCATATCAGGATGGGACGATAGTAACGTTGACAAATTTCGTATAGGACAAGCCAAAGTGTTTGGATATGGTGCAGTGAACACTTGGCCTTACACTGGAAGTATGCAAGAGGCTAGGCTTTGGACACAAGAATTATCTGATTATGTATTAGATATTCACACAAAAGCACCAATAAGTATATTAGGAAATTCATATACAGCTTCATACGACGATTTAGTATTTAGATTAGCCTTAGGAGCAGATACACAAAAACCTACATTCCCAGCTACACAGAATTCTCAGCATCCAAATCAAAATAATGTTATAGAAGTAAAGTATGAAAACAATGGTAATTTTAAGTCTGATTTTATAGAAGAAGACTATTTTACTCCTGTTCCAAACTCAATAGGAGTTAGGTCTGTAGATAATAAAATTAGACTCGAAACAAATGATAATGTTGGACCATTACATCCAACGCATACTAGAGAATCTGCATCAGGAGACCTTAACCCAGAAGATTCTAATTTATTGTTTGTCGGGTTTTCTCCACAAGATGAATTGGACACTGATATTTCTTTACAATTTGGAGGAGTATCCATAGACGATATTGTTGGAGACCCTAGAGATACATATAAAACTGTTTATGCAGACTTAGAAGATTTTAGATTTGCATATTTCAAAAAGTTTAACGGCACAAATAACATTTGGGCGTTTATGCGAATAATAAAGTACTTTAATTCTGCATTATTTAAGCAAATAGAACAGATGCTTCCAGCTCGAGGAAACAATATAGTCGGACTAATGATTAAGCCATCGTTACTTGAGCGACCAAAAATGGTGACAATGCCAAAACCAGAATGGGAAGATATGCATCATAGAGGATTAATAGACGTGTATTCTAGAACAGATGTTAAGGTGTTAGAGGATGGATTAGTTTATGATGTAGACCGAAAAATTATATCAGCCGATGAGCATGACCAATCTGTAGTATCTAGAGATGAATTAAGGGACCCAACAAATTACCAATGGTCTTCCATAATTCAAGACAATGGCGTTAGAGCTCCAGAACCAGTACAATATAAAGGCGTAGCTGAACCAAGCTGGTCAGGTTTTTTCGACCTACAGTATACACCTAGAGATAGAGACAGAGATTTTACAGTTGTATCAACAAACGCAGGTTTATATGGAGGACAAAATGTATTTACAGGTTCTTATGAAGAATCTGAAGTATTAACATATGTTTCAAGTAGTAGAATAACTTGGACAAAAAAATATGAAACATATTATTCAAATAGTAGTGCAACAGGATATGAACAGACAGACGTTCAACCACTTTCTCCATCAACAAACATTTCAAATTTACTTTTTGATGGCTGCAAAATGAAAAGTGACGACTGGAATATACCTAGCGCAGACACAATAGATGCAGGCCCAGTTGTTGAGGTGTTTGAAACTAATCCAAATGCATTAGTATCTGATGATAACCAAACGTTCCATGATGGTGAAATCAATATAAGATAAAAAAACTATTTGACTTGATATTTATATTAAAATAAAAGTATATTAGGAATAAAAACTATGGGATATTTAGATAATTCAACATTAACAGTAGACGCCATCTTAACAAAGAAAGGCCGACAATTATTAGCAGAAGGAACTTTAGAAATAACTAAGTTTGCATTAGGGGACGATGAAATTGATTATAGACTTTGGGACCCAAATCACTCTTTAGGTACAAACTATTACGGTGAAGCAATTGAAAAAATGCCTCTTTTAGAAGCTTTTACAGATGAAAACCAAATGATGCGTTCTAAATTATTATCCCTTCCTAAGTCAACGGTTAAACTCCCATTAGTAGAAGCTGGAGTATCTGCAATAACTCTAAATAGACCAGGTAATAAAGCAACTATAACTCCTACAACTGCAAATACTTCTGCAGGTAATAAAGAACTTGGATACACATGTATCATTTCAAACTCAAATTTAGCAACTCTTGTGGTAGCTTCTGGAGGTAAAGTTCAAGGAGCAGGTTCAGCATTTACAGCAGTTGGAGATGATTCTGCAAATTCAGTATCGGCAGTTGGAACTAAGTTTGATATAATCGCAAAATCAGTAACGACTGATAGTACAACAACAATAACAATTGTTGGTAATGAGACTGGAGGAACTGTTTCTATACCATTAACAATTAAGAAAGACCCTGAAATTGCAATTGTGACTAAGGCATTACAATAATATATAGGATAAAAAATTATGGCAGTAAGAGGAAATACATCACCTAGACGAAGTAAATTTAATAAAGCTGAATTAGCACAGAGACGAGCAAATAAAATAGCTGCTGGTGTATCAATGAAGGTATTCCAAACGTTTAATGATGATGATATTATAGAATCTAATATCGCTAAAGGAGTGACTTCGGCTCTTTTCACAAACGATAGTGATTCTACGCTAACAAATTATTATACAAAATCAGCTTACACTGCAAACGCATCTGATTATTTCTTAAATGTATATTCTGTCGATCCTCAAACATACACATCTGCTAACCCTCAATTTGCGATAGCGTTTGGAGACTTTAGAGGATATGGTACAGTTACGTCGTCAGGAGCAAGTACTTCATCAATAACTCCATCAAAAGCAGTATATACTCAATTTGCAAATCTATTGTTGGAAGCTGGAGATGACAAATTTACTATTAATGGCGCAGATGAAGATAGTATTTTTGCAATATCAGTCAATAGATCTAGATACAAAGAAAAAATGAATCCAGGAGGTTGGACTGTTAAATTAAATTCTGTCACATTCAAAGATGACAGTGAAACAGTAGCAGCTAGTGCAGCAAATGGTAAATTAGTATATAACATTGTTAAAAGTGGTACGGCAAACCAAGTAGGATTATTTTATCCTGAAATAGGAATACTGATATTTGGATACAATGCTCTAAAGGCACAAGGAGGATCTGGTACACACGTATATGCTGAAAACACAGACGGTAATGGAGTTGGAGATTTTTGGGCAGAATTAAATGACAGTAAAAACTTTAAGGCAAGAGCAGAAGAAGATATTACATCAACACACTATTTTTGCAGAGTTAGAAACCAAGACTATAATTTCTCAAACAACGCTACGTTCGTAACAACGTCAAATAATCTTGCACACGCTGAAATGATAAAAGACCCACAAGTTTATGTCACAACAGTTGGTCTATACACAGAAGAAAACGAATTAGTGGCAGTTGCTAAATTATCAAAACCACTATTAAAGAATTTTACCCGAGAGGCTACTGTAAGAGTAAAATTAGATTATTAAATAGAGGAGTAAAATGGGTCTAGTATTCAAGAACCTTAACCGGGACAATATAAAGATTACCCCATATACCGCTCACAAAAAATGGAACGCCGTAGATTCAGCATCAGCAACGGCTCTAGGAATAAAGTGGTATAAAGGCGAATTTCTGCCTGGTCTATTTGCACCATCAGATCCTGACCAAGGAACTTTAACAACAGAAGCCTTAACGACATTTGGACAATATAAGAAATTAGTTCATGCTTCTATAGATAGATTATACTACCACGGAAAAGACAGCCCATACGAAACATATTGTAATATGAATCCTATTGAACAGGTGAGAGAATTAAATAATGCTGTCACGGTCATGTCAATACCTCAACAAATTTTTGGAGATGCCATAAAACCTGGAACATTAGAAATAGAATTTTCAAGTTCAAATGGGTATGGAACAGCGGTTCTTAAAGACGATGGACAGGGAAATCTCTATGATTCGACAAATCACGCAGCATATACATATATAAATAATACAGCAAGCGCGGTATATGTTGGATACTGGGAAAATTTCAGATATACTGCAGGATATACTTCAAGCGATGCATCATACCAATCAAACTACTGGCCACATATTAAAACTCGAGTAGATGGAAACGTTAGAACAGAAGCAGATTCATATAACCTAAGGCCTCTAGATAATACCACAGGAGGAGCATCTTATAATGGATGGTATGGCGCCGGAGCATACTATAGTGGAAGAGTAGGAACAAAGGATAATGCTGATACTCACGACACTTCTACACTTCCCACAACAACAGAATCACTAGCTCCAGCACAATCTTCTGAAATAGATATGTCATACACGGTTTTACGTGGAACTGGAAATCTTGAATTTAATGACGATTTTGCAATAGCACTTAGGTTTAAGTGTAATAATGGAAACGTTCCACATACACTAAGTTATGCAGGATCGGTAGACGAAGCAACTGGCCATAGAACAGCAAAAGAAAGAAACCATGGAACAATAATCACAAAAGAAGAATGGTGGGGAGGACATTGTCCATTTTCAGTATATGTTAAGCCAGACACAAGTATGGTTTACTTTAAGCGAAGAAGTAAAGCTGGAGGAGAAACAGTAGTATCATCATCATATACTACA